CCATAAGGTTCACACGGATCAGCGCCCGAGTCACTGTGCGCAAGCAATCGTCGATCTCGTCCAAGTCGTCACAATGGAACGGGACGATGTCGGCGATGACGCAGAATCCACCCAGGACATTCAGCGGTATCTCGCCGCACGGATTGACGATCGTGTGATGCTTCTTCTTCTTGGCACGCTTCGCCAGCTTCGAGAGGAGAATCTGGCTGTCGTCTTCCACCTGGAATTTGGCGGACCCGACGAAGTCCCCTCGGTTCAGGTCGGACCATCCGGCGTCATTCTGGACCAGCATGTCCGAGTTGATGAAGCCGGGCTCTCCAGTCCCATTGGCGTAGGCTGCTTCACAGACTGTGTTGAACACGTTGATGGCGTGTTGCTGATGTGGAAACCCGGTTGGCTCACTTTTGACAAGCTTCCAGAACTCAGCATCGACCGTAACTGAATTGTTCGATGACCAGAGGAACGCCCCCGGGTTCCCCTTCGTGCGAAGCTCCACGATCTCGTCGACGTCCAGACCATTGTATTCGATCGGGCGCTTGACGATGACGAAGTCCAAGGCGTTCGGATCGGACCAATGCTTGGTCGCCATACGCGCGGCGCGGCGTGCGCCGCCGACTAGGACGCACTCAGCGAAATAGTGGTCGACATACATGGCTTGCAGCCACCGAGGGAGGCCAGCGCCCTTCAGCGTCGCGGCCTTCAGGAAGGCACCCATGAGCGGAACCGGACCAGACGCGGGACGGTTTTGCATCCCACCGATCGGAGAGCCCTTACAGCGCACCGGGGAGAAATCCAGGACCAGCATGCGGTCGGAATGAATCTTCTCGAACGCCATCACTTCCCATATTTCGAGAGCTTTCGACCAGCCTTCACGGCTATCCTCGACCGTGTGCCATACGACGTTGGGACCGGTGCCGAACTTATGCAACGCATCGCGCTTGCTCTCGTGGTTCGCCCAATCGAAATCGGGATGCGAGGAGTCAAGAACGCAACGAACGGTTGGCGCGCGATCCCAGTCCACCAGCATCATGTCGTCGTCGTAGCAGCGCCCTACGCCGGACCCATTCAGCAGGAGATAGAAGGAGAGGAAGGACGCCGCTGCGGTGGAGCAGTTCGTGAACACTTCCATGTTGCGTTTGGATTGGTTCTCGTCGCCGTGCTGAAGGTGACGGCCGGACATCAGCGTGTTACCCCGACCGATATGATATTCCAGCTTCTCCAGGTCAGCGGCGCCAGACGGATGCAGCGAACAGTTACCGACAGCAACGCGGCGAGCGACGTCGCCCCACACTTCCAAGTCACCATCAGCTTTTCGTCGTAAGATCGTGCGTTGGGCCACGGCCATTCCCATTCCTTCGGATATATCCCGTGCTACATATGGCGTGTTATTGAACATCAGCGGCCTCGTTCATTTCTGGAGAATGCTGGCAAAGCCAGCCCTTATGTTGAGTTCTGCGCCCATTGGCGACGGCGCTCATGTGCCCTTGCGACAGCGTGTTCTGCCGACAAAATTCGCTTAGGTTGGTTATCTCGAAATTTTCCCCTGAAGGATTAGTCACAATAAAAGACTGAGCAAAAATAGCAGCTAGTTTCTTGCCAGTCTCTGGCGAGACATCTCGGCCTTTCATCGCATTACTAATGCGTTCTCTGACTTCTGGAGAGGACAAAGCCGAAGTAACGCCACGGCTTATCGCCAGCTTGTGCTCTTCCGTGTGTGCTCCTCCGATCCTGACAACACTCATCTTTGTGCAGGTTTCCGGAGTGTGCTTCACTCCCAAAGGGGACCCAGCGGTTGGCGAACGATTGTAAAATGGACTCAGGGTATCTATGTAGAACTGCTCCCGCTCTAGCAACTTGTCGACTTCTGTTAACAGTTCGATAACAGAGAACTCAAAAGTTTCCCTGCTATATTCATTCCAGTCCGTCTGGAGAAGAGGAGACCCTCTATTCGTGTTTAATTTTCTTATATGAGTTCCCCATCTCTCATCGAGATTCCGCGTGCTGCCGACGTAAATTCTGCCAGACTTCTTATTCACTATCTTGTAGATACCTGGGGACTTTGGCAGCATTCGATTTCCTTAAATAAGGCGCAGAAGCACTTCCAGAGTTTTACCTATGGTTGTTGGGATAGCCTGGATCGTGGCGAGGGAATGAACGTATCTGTGGTCGGTCCAGGTGTCAAGCGAAACTGACGTAGGGTCAGTTTTTCTTACCCACCTGGACGAGCCTGAAGACCAGATGCTTTGATGACCTGTGTGCTGCTGGCGGGGCGACCGTCGAGCAGGTAGCCACGATGATCTTCGCCCATGCGTGGACCAAGAATCTGCTTGCATCGATCCATCAGTGAAATGCCTTCATCGACTGCAAGGTAGCGAGGCTTCTCTCGACCAGATGGTTTCTTCTGGGCGCTGTTTTTTGTCGGGCGCGGAGACACACCGAGAGCCTTGATCAGCCGCTTCATCAACGAGATCGAGACGCCGGTAGCCTCGCACATTTCCGCTCGGCTCTTACCCTGGAGCCGCATGGCATCCAGGGTTTCCTTAGTGGGAGGCAGTTGCTTCATGCGTCCCCCTCGATGGCCTTCTTGATCTGCACTGACGCCTCCGCTTCGGCGTGGATGCGCGCGAGGGTCACGTTCAGATCGAGTTGTCCACCAGTGAACTGGTAGCGGAACTCAGTCGCCAGAACCATAGCCTGGGTCGGTTCGCGGGACTCGACCGGGGTCAGCGCCCCCCAGTTTGTGTGCATGTTAATCCCTGGCTTTCCGTCCTTTTCGACGTCGGTCAGGGTGATGGTAACTGTTGCCATTACGTGTGTTCCTTTTCAAGTGTTCGAGAACTGATTGCGAGGGCGTGCCGGGTTCGATACCGACTAATCAGCGATCGGATCAATAGAACCGAAGAGGCCACTACGCGCCATCGATTCCTCCCCATCGTAACGACCCCATGGTAGTGGCTTCAGGATGTGTCCTTCCACATAGACGCCCACGCAATCAGTTCTCGTTGGAGGGTATTAGTCCTCCGGGTTGTAGCTCATGATGTTCTCACCCGGCAGCGTCTTGCGATGCTGGATGTAGCCGCTGAAGTTGCCGTGCAGTTCCGGGTTGTCGTAAACCCGCTTCAACTTCATCTTCCCGCCAGACAAGCCGGTCAGGAGTTTGGACGTATCCGGCGTCGCCTGATGTTCCAGTGGCGACGGGTGATGCTTGTCGACCAGGAAGTTGTAGAGATCGATGTCTTCCGCGAACGTGGCGACCTTACCACGATGGTTTTTGTAGCTGGTGCGGGCGCACCGAGCCGCGCTGACCTTGATCAAATTGGCTTGCATCTGATCGCGCTTCTCTCCCTTGGCCCGGCGATACGCTTCGATTTCGTGCTGCTGCACATAAGGAAGGTGCCACTCGCCTGGGGCAAGAGGCTTGGGCTCTGAACTTTTCAGCGCCTTCCACATCTTGTCCGCCAGATCGTAGAACTCCGGCTTCGCTGCTTCATGCCGGCGCTGAGCGAAGAAGTTTGCCCAGTCAGTCGCAGTCACAACGACGCGGATGTGCTCCCAGGGGCGTAGAAGCAGATTGCAGATTTGCTTGTGAGGCTGCTCGGGCAGGATCATCAGTTCGCCTACGCGTTCGATAGCCTCGTCACGCGCCTTCAGCCAGACTGCCATCGCCTTCGCCGCGTTCTCCTCAGACATGACGCCGTGATCCTGCATGCCCTTACCATTGGTGCCCCAACGGATCGGAAGCGCCGGATCGACGCGCACCTGATCGATCATCGACTGGATTGGAGTCGCCCGGGAGGACGAAGCATTACGTGAGAACGCGCGGTGCGTCATCACCTCCTCATGCAGGATGGCACGCGGATAGTATAGCTCCAGGCTGGCGATTTCCTTGCCGGCGGGAGAGATGTGGTGGAGGAGCTTGGTGACGGTTTGGGTCATAGGCTGATCTCCGCAGTCGCCGCGATGCTGCGGACTGCTACTTCCAGATCGAGAATGCCGTGCTCGTTCATCACGACGTAATCGACCGGCAACGAATCGATCGCGGTCTCGGACGGGTGGTCATCAGTGGACTGAGACTTCCGAGGATCGACGATGCGGACGGTCGTGCCTCCCATGTCCTTGATGAACTGGACCTCGTTCGGGAAACGCATGTCGGAGCATACGACCTTGTCGAACTGGGTGGCGCGATCATGGAAGGCGTTGACCCACAAAGAGTCGGAGATGGTGTTTCGTCCCCACTCGGTTCCGAGAGTCTGCATCGCGAACCGGGTTGTCTTCCCGCCGAAGCACGGCATCGGGACTTCCTTCATGTCGCCTTCGATGCAGCGATCGATTGTCTCAGCCGGGAGCCCGACGTATTCCATGAATGTCCGGAGCATGGCTTTGAGCGGGCCGGCGAACTTGACGTTCTCGTAGCCTGTCAAGCCAGCCGCTGCTGTGTCCTTCCCGTGTCCCTTGCGACCGGCGAGGCCGATCAGTGTAAGTGTTTCAGTCGTCATGTCAGTTTCCCTTACCAATGCGGTCACAGAACGACCGTCAAACGCTTCGCTGCCCGAGTTACTCCGGTGTAGAGCCACTTCATCCATTCGTCCTTGAAGACGGCAGACTCATCGTGCAGGATAACGTCATCCCACTGAGAGCCCTGAGACTTGTGGCAGGTAATCGCCCAGCCCCAGTCGACATGTTCCGAGTCAATCCGAGCGCGGAATGCTTGGTTCTTCGGCGCTGTCGCTGCGCCCTTCTTGAGAAGCGTGTGCTCTTCGAACATGCCTTGGTAAGCCAGGACCGAACGCTGAACACCGAACTCGTCCTCAATCAACAGTTTGAACGAGTCATGACCTTCTTCCAAGAAGCCAGCGTCATGCACACAGTTGACGAACGTGCCGTTCACTAGGTCAGGGACATTTCGGCTGTTCTTGCAGATCAGCAGAGGCTCGCCAGCGCAAGGACCTGTTGAATTGTAGCCGAGGACTTTCCGAAGTTTGCTTGTCACCATCCAGCGGCGTTTGTTGGTTCCTACGATGATCTGGGCTTCGCGATTCTGATCGTAGGTCGCTGTGTCGCGTATGCGATCCACAATCTCGACGCCTCCTCCCATTTTTCCAGCCTTCAGGAATTTTCCCTCACGGACCATGGTAGCCAAGGCTATGATCGGATTATCCTTAGCCTGACGATGAATCTCGGACAGGAAGAAGTCAGGAGCCCGATCGGTAAACCCAGGTGCATCGCCTACCGGCTGAAGCTGGCCAGGATCGCCCATGACCAAGATGGGGATACCGAAGCTACGCAGATCGTCGGCGATCGTGGACCCGACCATGGAAGCCTCGTCGCACACGAGGAGTTTGGCCTTCCGGATGTCACTATCCACGTTCAACTGGAACTTAGGGCCTTCTGACAGATCATAAGCCTTGTCCAAGTCTTTCTCAGTAATGGCGATCGTAGTATCGATCTCAACCAAGCGAGGGTTGCGGCGCCAGTCTACAAGTTCTTCAGGAGACATGTCGCCGGACTCGTGGATGTCTTGGAGAATATTGGTGCGCTGATCTTTCAAAGCGCGCAATTGCTTCTCCAGCACTTCAGCCTTCAGCGGACGCGGCCTATAGATCAGTGAGTGAATGGTGCGGGCACGACGTTCGATTCCTGCCTGCTTCAGCTTCTCGGTCATCACCTTCGCGGCTTTGCCGGTCGGCGCGACGAATTCGATGTTGTCGGGGTGAACGCCTGTGCCGTCAACGATAGCTGGAAGAATCGTCGACTTGCCCGTGCCGGCATAGCCGGCTAAGTAGTAGTCAGGACGCTCTAGGACACCGCCTGCTGAACTTTCTGCATACCATTCCTTGGCGTCGCAGACAGCGTCGTCCTGATGCGGAGTCAAAGTCGGAAGCCCCATACGAGGGTTCCCCTTTTCATCTAAGGCTGAAGGAAGAAGGGGGAGCGCCTAAGCACTCCCCCGGGGACGGGTCGGGTCCGCCCTTAGAAGCGCTTGGCGCGGCGGTTGCCGCCGGCAGGCGCAGCAGTAGCCGCCGTTTCCGGAGCCACGTTCGGCGTCGGAGCCTTGATGTGCTCGACCTCGGGTTCCGGGTCCGGCTCAGGATCGGGCTGCTTGGCAGGCTGGGCGTTGGAGCCCTCGTAGTTGCTGGCATCGTCAGCGCCGCCTTCAGCGCCTTCAGCAGGGGCACCTCCGCCCCCTTCGATCACCAGTTCCTCGAACTCAGCCATCGGCAACCAGCCGACGATCTTCAGAGCCGGCGCGAACTTCTTGAACTTCTTCTTCGGCTGGCCGTTCTCGCCAAGTTCGATCTCGAACGCGACGGCGTCGAGTTCGATGACAGGGACTTGTCCTGGCTTCGTCCGATACGTCTTCGAGAAATCGTTCAGGATCGAGGCGAGCGATCGAAGCGCCGACTTGGAGGTCGCCTTCCAGACGAACAGTTCGCCATTTTCCAGCGAACGAAGTTCCAGGCTCCGCTGTTCGGCCCACCCGTCCTTCGTTCCGTCCGCGTATGTCGCATACGGGCCGTGATCGGTCAGCGCGTGCTGAGCCGGCGGGTTGCCGTCCAGGATAGGGATCATGATCTCTTCGACGACCTTCTGCTCTTTCCAGCAGATGAAGCCGCGCTTGAAGGTGGTGAAGTTCACCGCCAACTGAGTGCCGTGCTCTAGGTCCTTCGCGTTGGCGTCGGCGCCGTAGCTGTAGTCGCCTGAGTTGCCGTCGAACTTCAAAAACTGCCCCTGAACAGCACCCATCGCTGCGGCTGCTGCCGCAAACGGATCAGGTCCGTCCGAGAAGTTCGCCAAGCTGGTATTCTGGGTTTTCGCAATCTGGTTCATGTGTGCTCCTTGCACTTGGGTGGATCGTCCGCCCGTGTCATTATTACTACCGGACGTCAGTCAAACTGTCAACGCTAATCGAGCGAAACAGCGTCGATTTTTTCGGCTCCGTCAGCTTCATCGGCAAACTTAGCCGTGAGCACGTCGAATGGATTTCCCTCGGCCTTGAAGGCGTCAAGGTCTTCGCCGAGCGCTTCCTGCAACAGCGCCGTGCTTAGCCTCTTCTGCCCTGCGCGAGGACTCCAGGAGAACGAGTAAAGGCGGCGCATCTTCTTGCCACCAATCTTGCGAGAGCCAATCAGAGCCAGTTCGGTCTTGACCTTCATCTTCACCTGTTCGAAGGCCTTCTCGGCTTCCTTTGCCGCCCGCTGGCATTCCTGGTATTCCGCCGCCAACGGATCGAACTCGACGAGCAGTTCTTCGTCCTTCGCGATCAGCTTCGAATTGTCGTCAGGGATCGTTCCATTCGTCACGATGGCGCAGGACTTCGTGAAGATGCAGAATGCACATTCCCCGTCCAGCCTTCCCTCCGGCATGATCTTCGCCGGATCGTCCGTCGTGTAGACTTCATTCGCCCGATGCTTGGCAGCAGCCCAGGACTCCTCATCGAACTCGACGACGAATACCTTGATCTTGTCGAGGAAACTCGCATCAACGTAGAGGATCACAGCGAAGTTGGGCTTGTAGGGCGTCTTCTCCCTTACCAACCCCATCTGCTGCTGCGTCTGTCCGTGATGGATCGCCTTTTCTTCCTTCAGGTTCACCCGAGGGTCAATCGACTTGATCTCGAACATGATGCAGGACGTGCCGATGTCAGGCACGCCGTAGTTTGCCAGCGCGTCACGATCGATGCCAATGATGATGCCGTCTGGTGTTGCCGAGTTGTAGCCTTCGATGAACGTCTTCTGATCGTTGCCGCCGAAGATCAGCTTGCCTTTCGGCAGGTTGTCTCGGATCGCCGGCACGACGAAGTGAGCTTCCAAGATGTCACCGCGACGCATGGCGCCCCAGCTTTCCTCGGTGTCTTCATCGGGCGGATAACGATCGACGTCAGCATAGGTTGGCGTTTCCACGAAGCGCGGGTATTCGATCCCGTCGATGACGTCGACGCCATCCTCAACGGTATCCATGCCGATCTGGATGCGTTCGGTGAATTCGATCGCACGCTTCTTGAACCAAGCCTTTCGCAGACAGCCAAACACCTCGCTGGCTCCGAGGGTTTTGCTGCGATCGTGCTCCCACGACTTGGTCGTCCCGGCGACGTATGCCGAGAACATCGCCTCGAAGTCGAGCCTCATGCGAGGCGCTCTTCCCGGGATTCCAGACGCCAGCCCTTGGTGGCGTGCAGGATGCACATACGACCGTTGGAGTCCTTCGCTCGGGCGATGTGCCGGCGATTGCGTGAACCGCGTTCACCTGTGACTTGACCAGCGTCACCGCCGTTGCGGGTCTTGCGCAGCCGATTGCCTCGGAGGCCTTCGTGAGCGGTTGCGAAGTTGGCGAACACCGGGATGCGGCGGACATAAGGCACGCGTCCGGCTGCTGCGTCCGCGACCATCGCCTGCGCTTCGGACGAGAAGTCAAGGTCCGCTACGCTCTTCACGTAGGAATACAGATTGGACGCAGCAGACAAGGCACGATTTCGGAACGAGGTGAGCATGGTTACTCCTTGGGAAGCAGGTTGTTGTCGAACAAGGCCTGACGGTATCCGTCAGCGTAAATCTCCAGCATCATCTGTCCGGAGATATTGTTTGCGGCGTGCATGATCTTCTGCTCAGCCGCGAGCTTTCGTTCGCCGATCATTGCGATGGCGTCCGCGTGAACTTGTGGTGGTAGGTCCATCATGGGAATGACTCCAATGGCGTGTCGCCTGCAAGGTAGAGGGGATGGCGTGGGTGTCCGGCCTTGGTCTTACCGAGGCATCGGAGAGCAACGCCGCGTGACTTCGCCATGTGGACGAAGCGCGCGTCGCCGCCGCGAACACCGCCAAGGACTCCCCAGGCACATAGGATGAACGAGGACTTCGATCCGAAGGTATCAAGCAGTAGGTCGTTCAGTGCATCATCATTGTCAGGTCCGAACGGATCGACAGCGGTGCGCAGCGCCTCCGGGTCAGTCGCTCTGAGCCCGTATAGATTAGCGACTGCGACGCCGTCCATGCCTTCTCTGGCAGCAAACTTGATGCAGCGACGAATTGTCGGGTCGTTTAGCTGCGCGTCCGCCGTGCTCGGGTTGAGCATGACGATCGGCAGAAGGTCTCCGTCAGCCCAGGCACGCTTCAGGCGATACCGGTAGAGCTTGTCGGCAGAGAGGACCGCTGAAGAGATCACGCTATCTGCACCCCGAACGCACCGATGCGAACCATATAATTGTGAATGCGTCGGCAGGCGTGTGTGTCCGCTGTCGCATTGTGTGCGCCGTCAACGCCGACCCCGAAGAACGCAGTATGGGCCTCGGTCAGCTTGGGCCACTTGTAGCCGCGTGGTCCTGGAATCTTGCACAGTGGTGTTGCGGCCTTCATCGTGCATCGCTGGGGGATTTGCTCCCATGGCAGCGGCGGCGTGTCAGTCTCGAAGAAAGCGCGCTGCATGATCTTTGTATCGAAATCGATATTGTGGGCGACAGCGATGTCCGCACGCTCCATCAGGTCACGGAAAATAAAGCACGCGTTAGACAACCTTACCCCCACGGACAAGGCTAGAGCGGTGTCGATCCGGTGGATCGCCGCAGCCTCGGCTGGGATGTCGTATCCTTCAGGCCGAACAATGAGGTTGACCTCAGAGACGATTTCGCCAGACTCGTCCTGGAGCAATGCACATAGCTGAACCAAGTGTGGCTGGCTGTTGTGGATTGCCGGGGCGTTGTAGTTCAGCTTGCCTGTGGTCTCAGTGTCGAAATACAGAAACTTCATGGTCACCTCTTCCCGCTCTTGTATAGCAAAACTTACGCACGTCAACCTAAATTGCGTCACCAGTCGAAGAATCGAACCGACCAACGCCCGATCGTGCGTAGTTGGTCACAGCTTCTAGCTCCTGCACCGTTGCGTCTGATTTGATCTTGTTCGCTCGCCAACTGACGAACCTGATGTTCCCCTTGACATATCCAAGGGAGTTGTCAAACCGATCTACAGATGGCGAACAATCCAATCGATCTGTGTCTGATATACTGATGGGGATTCCGAGGACCGGACAAAAATTCGGTATCACTATGTCGGTAAGGTCAAGATCGAAAGCCAGTCCCTTCCTTCCTGCGCGAGTTTTCAGTCTGGTCAGAATTCGAGCAGCGGGCTGGTTTCGATACCTCAATCTGTCTTTAATTCTATACTCTCTTCCTTTGTCCCCGGAGGACCAGCGCTTGTAGTTCTCGTCCTTGCACGTAGCGCATTGATGATTCAGCACGGTTCGCTTTCCTATGTGACCGTTACGGCATGGTCTCGCAGAGTCGTAGTAGGTGAGGCCTTGTTCCTTCGCCTCCCTCAAGTCAGTCATTTCGTCTAGTATCTGCATCAGTGGGTAGCTCCCCACGTCATACCATGCTTGGACTCCGCGTCGATCGGACACGAGTAGCCGAACGAGATACCGGCGTCCCGAGCAGCCCTGATGCAACACTCTTCAACTAGGGCAGCATTTCTACCACGGGATGCGATCTGAAGCTCGTCGTGGATGTAGAGTTGGAAAACGAAATCACCGTCCCAACCGTGAACCAGTCCAGCTTCGATTAAATACTCCTCGGTTAAACACGCCCAGCGTTTACTTATCAAAGCCGCGTCACTCTGAAGCAGAGTGTTGAGAGCAGAGTGGGGCGACCGGACATAAAGCTTCCGACCGTCAAGCCCTGGGAGGAATCCACGTTTGGCGTGCTTTTTGATTTCGCGAACCAGACTGGCATAGGCCGGCAGATTGCGCATGAAACGCTCGCGTAGCTCTTCGCCAATCGCCTTCTGCTCTTCTTCAGATGCCAAAGGAGATACGATGGACCCAAGCTTGATATCGCCGGCACCATACAGAAGAGCATAAATAAACGTCTTCGCATTGTCTCTGGTGGGTAGTCCAGCTAGTTCCTGATTGTAAGTATGAATGTCGCCAGACAGAATTAGTTCTAGGTATTTACCGCCATCATACCGTGCTAGTTTTTCCCCGAAAGCCCGTAACTCGATTCCGGACAGGTCAGTTCCCGTTAAAGTCCATCCATCAGGGACACCAAAAAGGCTACGGCATTCGTATCCGTGATCCCCAGCACGACCCTTCAATATCTCAGTCTTTCCTGTCTCCTTGTTCTTCCGGAGTTTGACCTTCGGAACCTGGGCGAGGTTGGGGCTGACGTGCGACGCCCGACCGGACACAGTCCCGCCAACATTGACGTAGGCATGGATCAACCCGTCCCGACCAACCTTCTTCAACCACGCACCAGGACCGGTCTTCAGTTGCCCAAGGCGCTTCTTGTAATAGAAAATCTCGGCTATCTCGAACGCCATAGGGATCGCAGCACCAATGCGCCGAAGCACATCGTCGGAAACCTCTGGACGTCCTGTTTCCGTGAAATCCACCGGATGCCAATTATATACCGTAGAAAACCGATCGATGACCTGATCGCGGGAACCAGGATTGAACTCCTTACAGACCACGGGACAGAAAGGTGCCCCCTCGGTTCGATCAGCCCGAGACGGGTCTTTGTATTTGAGTGACTTCTTCGGGACGAAGACATCACCCCAAACTGCTCGACTGGCGTCTTCGCCAAACTCAGGTCTCGGCGCTTTATACTTCTTGGCTTTGTTAAGCCCATCTGGATCGTCCCAAAGCGCGCGAACGATGTGTTTCTTACCCGGAGCCCACCACATTCCGTAATGAGAAATCGCCTCTTGCTCTAGCTTGTGGGCCTCTGTCTCCAACTCGATCGCGAGCGCTTCCGCTGCTGCAACGTCAAAATGAATACCATTGCGTTCCTGCTGACCCATCAGATCGTGGATTGTGTGCTCCAGGATCGTAGCTTCTTCAGCCCACTGCGTGTTGAGAATCTTCTGCCACAGCATCGTTGTGACATCGACGTCCTGGACGCAGTAGTCGTCCATCTCTTGGTTCCAGGTGCCCCACACGAACTGTGTCAAGAGCCGAGGATCAGTGATCCCTAGCTCCTTGGCACGCTCCTCCATCACGTCGGCGTAGTCACCCTTCAGCAGACCGAGCCGATATCCCCACGCCTTCAACGTGTGAGCGCCAATCATCTTGCCTGGGATTTTACCCTGCTCGAACAACCGGAAGTCTTTGTCCTTCTGGTCGGTGAAGCACATGCGGGACATAACCAGCGCATCACGGACCTTGCCTCGGATGTTTACGCCATCGTAGACCTTATCCAGCGCCGGCAGATCGAAATAGAGGATGTTGATCCCGACGACCATCTCTGCTGCTTCCAGCATATCAAGGCCTTCGTCGATCGTGTCCTCGACCTCGTTCCGTCGGAAACGATATGTCTTCCTCCGTTCGAAGTCGCGGATCACCAAGCAGTGGACGCGCGTTAGGGTATCGAGAAGTCCGTTTGTCTCAACGTCCCAGATCGCTGTCTTGATCCGAGGGTGCTTGCTCTCGATCGACAGCGTCGACGTGTCTAGGATACCGTCGAATGGCATGCTTAGGCTTTGATCCAGGCCAGATCGTGGTGAACATTGGAGTCGAACAATGCGAATTCGATCTCAGGATTTGGCTTGGCGAGGTTGAAGCCCGCGTGCTTCAACGCGTCGACGTCCAGCCCCACGACGAACTCAAACGCGTATGCTCCAGCAGACTTCGACCGCCGCGTCAGCATGACAACAGTCTGCTCATCAGACACCACCTTCAGAGCGTTACGCGAGCGGTGCAAAACACGCCCGGTGGCAATTCCTGTCAGTAGTTCGCTCTGCTCGCCATCGTTCGCAGTCAGCAGGACAGGGATGTGTGCTTCGAAGTAGCGCCCCTCGCGTAGGACCATATTTTCTATATCAACGTCCGAAGCCAGCAGATGCCAGGGCACCGTTTCTATCTTGGTGCGAACCACGTCAAGCCCGGCGATCTGAATAAGCTGCTTCAGGTGCTGCGCCTGTTGATACGCTTGCCCGTCCGTCCCGGAGAACTTCGACGACGTCATGACGTCCATCATGACGTTACCGCCTGTCTTGTCTTGGAGATCGATGACAATCGCCTTGACGCCCACCTCATCACAGATCGCACGGAACCGGGGAATGTCGGTGGTCCGGACGGTGAGGTGAATTTCGTATAGGTAGGAGGCGGACATCAGGTGAGCACCACCGAGGCGCCTGCCGCCTCAAACGCGGATTTCAGCGCCAGAGCATCCTCGGACGATAGCCCGTCCTTGACGATCCACGGCGTGCCTTTGTCCCTGACAGCATCAACGGCGTCCTTCGCGTCCTTCAAAGTCAGCCCGGCGAAGGTGCGAAGCTCCTTGATGGCATTGATGTGCTTATCCTCCCCAACGTGAGTCAACGTCGCCGTGTAGGTCGCCGGCACAAGCGGCTTGTCTTCCTCCGCCGGCTCCCGATCCACATCCGCCTGAACTTCCGCGACCGACGCGATGAAGATCGCCGCAGCCTCGATAATCTCAGGCTGTGTGAACCCTTGGGTAACGTTGAGCCCCATGTAGGCGAGGTCTCGATTGTTCACGGTGTCGATGACGTGGATTTCAACGTGATACATGTGTCAGTTTCCCTTACGTCGTTTGACAGTCGTTTGGCGCCGGAGCCTCTCGGTTGTCGGGTCTCGGTTGAGGACCGGCAGGAACTTGTCGATGTAGGCTCGCTCCAAGGCGTCCAGTTCCTGGCGCCCGGCGGGGATGAAGGAGAAGCTGTCGAATTCCTTCGACAGCATATGCTCTGCGACGCGCCCCGGGATGTTGCAGGACTTGCCGACGTAAACGATCTTCCGGTTGGCGATCAGGAAGTAGATGCCCACCTTCTGAATGAGGACGGAGGCTTTGACGATCTGTCTGTGTTCGGATCGTGTGTTGGCGTCGGGCTGCATGATGGTCCTTCGGGCTGGTTTGGATGACATACGTCAGAACGGCTTACGCTGCAAGGCGAATTAGTCCGCGTGCCACTTGCCGTCCATCATCGTCACAATCGTCCGCTTCCCTGATGGATAAGTCAGGATGTGGCTATGGGACCACGACGAGAGCCCTTTGTTATAACCCATGTCCAAGCTTCCCGAGACACCGGCTGTGTAGATGCCGTCGATTATGGACGCCGAATGAGTGTGCCCCGTGTTGGCGCGCTGCCCCATCCGCGTGAACTGCTTCGGGCTTCCGCGTGATCCGTTGGCGCCGAGGTGCCCGTGCATCCCGCATTCGATCAGCCCGTCGCAGATCGTGAAGGACTCGTCCTCACGGAGGAACGCAATCCGATCGAAATCGCTCTCACGGTTTCGGGTAACTGCCCACTCCAGGACGGAGAAGTCTTCTCCGGCCTTGATCGCCTTCAGAACCTCGAACTGGGCTTCCAGGAAGAAGATGGCGTTGACGGGATCGTCCCGCCAGTCACTCTCTGCGAGCCAGCGCTTCACCGCCAGATCGTGGTTGCTCTCGACGACGACCGACAAGCAACTCTCACCCTCAGTCAGCAACAGGAAGTCCGACAAACCGTCGAAGGCATCTTCAACCCGTTCGGTGCCGGCGACGTGCATCTTGAACCGGAAGTGAGGGTCCTTGATGCTATGATGATTGCGCACCGAGAAGTCGGTCGCATCGTGAAACAGTTGAACCTTCGGGTCCAACTCAGCAAGCATGCTCACCTCGCGCGCCTCCTCGTCCGAAACAACGACACCGTCGCTTTCGATACTGAGTCCCCAGGCAGCCTTAGCAACGACGGAGTCTAACTTTTCGAGGTGGATATCCCCCCAATTGATTGCCTCCAGGCGGTGTCCTTCGGTGACGCGTCCGTCAGCCACGAACCGCGTCAGATCGTAGAACGATCCATTCTTGTCCGCCAGCAGGTGCCGGCAGAAATGATGTCCATCGCTGTCGATCTCAACCAGCACCGCGCCGATGATGTGGTGGAACTGAGCCTTGATGCCAGCCCGTTTCTGAACATAGTTCGGCAGCGTCACCGCGCCGGTCGTCATGATTTGTTTTGCCGGCGTGTGCTTCATCGTCGGGACGGACGAAAGCTGAACCTTGGCGTGGGGAAAGATTCCCCACTTGCTCCCGGTGTAAACCTCGAAGCCAGTCAGCGGCGTCACAGCCGTGGGAAGCGTGTTCATCTCGGCGCACCACAACAGATTGTCGCCGATCTGAACTTGGTTGTGCTCCAGGTAGGGCTC